AAATACATGTAAATCAAGAAATATGCATAGTGTATTAGATTGTTTGAATAACCAATATGAACAAGAGTTACAAAAAATGAATGATGAGTTAGAAAATATAAAGATGATAAATAAAGAATACACAAAAATAATTGCAGAATACAACAAAAAACCAAATATAACAATAAGTAATACAAATAATACAGTAAATATAAACCATACAAGCAATATTGGATGTATACTTCAACAATACAATAATGTTCCAAATATAGAAGATGTGGCGCGTGTACCACTTACAGATGTTGAAAAGGATATTATAGATAAATCAGGTGTGGTGAGTGGTGCTATAGAATTTATGATAGGAAGATGCATAAAAGATATACATCCAGATAGAAGACCTTTTCATTGTACTGATCCAGCAAGAAATATGTATATTACAAAACATACAAACAAATGGCTTAAGGATCCAAAAGGACATATTATAGAAAAACATATGAAACATCCAGTTATAGTTTATGCTTGTGAATCAATGTTAGATATATCTGATGTAAACAAACAATGCAGGCTTATAGGGGAAATATCAGACATTCAAGATAATTTTGGAAGGAAAGTCTTAAATCCCAATAAAGGAAAAGTATTGTCTAAAAATACAATAACTCAATAATATACTAAAAATTGATTTATAAAATTATTGACTTAGTTTTGATATATAAAATAAGATATATATGTTGAAAACAAGTATATCAGGAATAACATTAGATTCATGTATATATAACTCATCTGGCTGTTGGTGCACAACAACTGATGAATTGGATCAACTAGTAATGTCATCTAGTGGTGGTGTTATATCAAAAAGTAATACCATAACATCACGTGATGGAAACTGCAAACCTAGATTACATCTAGGTAATAATATTAGCATTAATTCAATGGGTGTCCCCAATTTAGGATATGAGATATATACTGAATATGGTAATAGATTAATAACAGATAAACCATATATGCAATCAATTATTCCATTTTCTATTGATGAATTACAATTAATGCTAACAAATATAAATAAAAATATATCATTATTTTCTAAACCAAGAATAATAGAAATAAATCTATCATGTCCAAATATAATAAATAAAAAGATAGTGGGATATGATCATGATATGTTTAATAAATATCTAACAATAATAGATAAATATAATACAACAAATCTTGTAATGGGTATAAAATTGCCACCATATTATGAACTTTGGGAATTTGACGAGATAGCAAGTATTATAGGAAAATACAATAGTATAAAATTTATAACATGCATTAATTCACTTGTAAATGGATTAGTTGTTGATTATGATACGGAAACAACAGTAATATATCCAAAAGATGGCCTAGGTGGTATAGGAGGAGGATGTGTCAAACCGATTGCTCTAAGTAATGTCAATAATTTCTATAAAAGATTAGGTAATAAGATTGATATTATAGGATGTGGTGGGGTTATAAATGGATCTGATGTATTTGAACATATATTGTGTGGGGCTACAGCTGTTCAAGTAGGTACCAAATTAATGATAGAAGGGCCAGATGTATTTAATAGGCTAAATTATGAATTAATAGAAATTATGAATAATAAAGGATATACAAATTTAGATGATTTTAAAGGCAGGCTAAAAACTAAACAAAAAAATTGAAATATGAATTATAATTGATATACAATCATAGCAATTATAATAGATAATAAAGAAGATGTCAACAGTATATAGTAATTTGAAATCAGTATATGAATTGTTTCAAGAAGAAGTTAGAAAGGGAGAACCAGATGTAACGGCATTAGAGTCATTTATTGATATATTATCACAAGAAGACATTAAAAAGATAACTAAACTAAAATTAAATAATAAAAATTTGAAAAAATTGCCAAGTAATATAGGTAACCTTATTCATTTACAAATATTTGATTGTTGTGATAATCAAATATTTGAAATTCCTAATAGTATAGGTAACCTTATTCATTTACAGAAATTATCAATAAAAAATAATAAAATAAGTGTATTACCTGATAGTATAAGTAACCTTACTAATTTACAAATATTTGACTGTTGTGGTAATGAAAAAATAGAACCATATATTGATCTGTTAGAATTACTTATTAATAAATTATCACAAGAAGATATTAAAAAGATAACTAAATTGGAATTAACCAATAAAAATTTGCAAAAATTGCCAAGTAATATAGGTGACCTTACTAATTTGAAAAAATTATTAATAACAAATAATAAGATAAGTTCATTACCAGACAGTATATGTGATCTTTGTGATTTACAAATATTTGATTGTTCTTATAATCAATTAAGTTCATTACCAGACAATATATGTGATCTTTGTAATTTACAAACATTTGATTGTTCTTATAATCAATTAAGTTCATTACCAGACAATATATGTGATCTTTGTGATTTACAAACATTTGATTGTTCTTATAATCAATTAAGTTCATTACCAGACAATATATGTGATCTTGGCAATTTACAAAAATTTAATTGTTCTGGGAATAATATAAGTTTGTTGCCAGATAATATAGGTGATCTTGGCAATTTACAAATATTGTCTTGTTATAATAATCAAATACATTCGTTTCCAGATAGTATCGGAAATCTTAGAAAACTACAAGAATTTAATTGGGGTATGTAACTAGTTACATACTCAAGCCTATTTATAGTTCATTCTGTAAATTCATTATGATAATTACAATATATAAGTTATGAGCAACACATAATCCAAATATATGGTAACTACTATCATAAGATTCAAACAGATTTTGCAGTAGATCGGTTATACTACTGTTAGTTGACATTAAAAAATTGATTTATTAATAGTATGAATTATAATAGTATACATTATACTATCAATTATAATAGATAATACAGAAATATGTCAAAAGTAGCTAGCAATTTGAAATCAGTATATCAACTGTTTATAGAAGAAGTTAGAAAGGGAGAACCAGATGTTGATGTGTTGGAGTCACTTATTGATAGATTGCCGAAAGAAGACATTGATAGGATAATTATATTAAATTTGGACAATAAAAAGTTGTATAAATTACCAAATAATATAGGTAACCTCACTAATTTACAGCTATTTTCTTGTTCTGGTAATCAAATAAGCGAAATCCCTGATAGTATAGGTAATTTTACTAATTTACAAATATTATTGATTTACGATAATCAAATAAGTGAAATCCCAAGTAGTATAGGTAACCTTACTAATTTACATGATTTTTATTGTGATAATAATAAAATAAGTGAAATACCTGATAGTATAGGTAACCTTGCTAATTTAGAATATTTTAATTGTAATAATAATAAAATAAGTGAAATCCCAAGTAGTATAGGTAACCTTACTAATTTACGTGATTTTTATTGTTCTAATAATCAAATAAGTGAAATACTTGATAGTATAGGTAACCTTACTAAATTACAATATTTTAATTGTTCTAATAATCAAATAAGTGAAATCCCAAGTAGTATAGGTAACCTTACTAATTTAGAATATTTTACTTATTCTAATAATAAAATAAGTGAAACATCCAAATAGTTAACAAGTATGAATATACACCTTAAATGCTAAATTTATTCCAATTTTAGGTATAAAATCCAAACTAATGTACAAATACTGCACATTATATTAATGCAATAATATTATAATATACCATATTTAAGTTTATAGTTACACTAGTTATTAAAATAATGTAACCATATAAATTAATCCGTTATACAGACAAAGTATATTGACCATAGTTAGGTTGTGAACTTTATACCATCAGAGTAGCAATATAGTCAGTTGGGAAAATCAGATACAATAAATACATAATATCATCTTTATACAGCTTATATTATGTAACATATTATGCTAGAATTGAAACAAAGCATATTTTTAACGATTTTTTCTCCAACCTATCTATAGCTCATTCTGTAAATTCATTATTATAATTACAATCTATAGGTTATGAGCAATTATAATTGGACAAAAATTTATATTATAATTTATTTTATATAACAATTATTCATTGGATAAATTACACCATTTATAAGCATTTTGAAATAACAGCATCCATGGACTGAATGTATTATCATAATTATTTATTTTTTCATTAAAATAGGGAAGTTGCCATTTAAGAAATGATCTTTCAGGATGTGGCATAATAGCCAAACATCTTCCATTATCCGATGATACTGCAGCACATCCATTAATTGAACCATTAGGGTTAAATGGATATACAATAGTAGATATATTATCATTATTAACATATGATATAACAGGTTGTCCGGATATAAATCTTCCTTCACCATGGGCTATCCATATACCTAGAATACTATCTTCCATATCTTTAAGGAATATATTATTTGATTTATTTATTTTAACTGTTGAAAATCTTGATTCAAATCTTCCGGATATATTATGATCAAGTTGGGCATTTACCCATCCTAATTTACATAATAACTGACATCCATTACATACACCAAGAACAAATGTGTCATTTCTATTTCTAAATTTTTCAAACATTTCTTTAAGTATCTTATTATTAATAATAACATTATACCAACCATTGGCAGATCCAGTAACATCTGAATATGAAAATCCTCCAACAAATACGATACCTCTAAACTTGTCTAAATTTTCATATTGCATCGTTATTAAATCATTCATACATATATCATATACATTAAACCCACATATATGAAATGCACTAGCCATTTCTCTATCTCCATTTGATCCTTCTTCTCTTATAATAGCTACATTATAATTTTTATGATTATCTGTATTATATAATTCATGTATATTAATTGATGGAGGTATATATTTTGGATTATTTATATTAGTAAATCCATCATATTCTTCTTTCGCACATTCTGGATTACATTGTTCTATCTCTAGTTCAGATGATCTTTTTTCCCATAATAATTTAAGGTCAGTCATTTTTTCATTTAATATGTATTCATTTTTATTTTTAATTAAAATTTTATTATCTTTTATTGTGTTTCCTAAATAATATGAATATCCAGAAAATGTAGATAATAGAAAATTAGTATATTTATTATTAACTTCTATAACAACTCCCAATCCTTCATTAAATAAAAATCCCAAGGGATCCTTATCATTTATAGTTATATCACATCCCAAATTTCCGGCAAAACACATTTCACATAATGCTGTTATTAACCCTCCATCACTTCTATCATGTCCAGAAAATATTATATCATCCTCTTCTAAATATAATTGTATCTTATTGAATGTTTTTTTAATAAGATTTATATTAGCATCTGGAACAGATACATTATTAATATCATATTCTTGGTATAATATACTATATCCCATATTATATCCTTTGTCAGTACATATAGATAGATCAATAAATATAATATCATTATCTGCTTGTTTAAAGTCAGGTGTTATTTTATTTCGTATATCAGGCATAGGCGCATATCCTGATATAACAAGTGATCCAGGGGATCTTATATTATCTCCGTTATCTGTATCATTGTATGACATAGATAAACTATCCTTTCCTCCATCAAGAGCAATTCCCAATTCTAACATCATATTACACATACTTCTACATGCAAGATATATATTATATCTTTCGCCATCATAATTGGCTGGCCACATCCAATTTCCAGAACATTTAATATCTTCTAATTTTGTAATTTTTGCAAACATTATATTTGTAAGCATTTCACCAACAGCAATTCTTGCCATTTTACATGGATCAGCTAAACTGAGAAGTGGCCTTTCACCATTTGCAGTAACTGCACCACTTACACAAAAGTGACTTTGTGCAATAATACCATAATCAGATAAAGGTGTTTGTGTTGGTCCGACACATTGCTGTTGTGCTACTAATCCTGTAACACTTCTATCAACTTTGTTTGTTAAAAATCTTTTTGATGATACAGAAGGATTATATAATACTTTTTCTAACATATCAATAATAGGATATTCTCCAATACTATCTGAATGTGCATCACATACATATTTTTGTTTATTTTGTGTTATATTGTATATTTTATTAT